AAAAAGTCCTGGGCAACCCCCTAAGAAGAGTAATCTTCTCAGTTTTATGCCCAGGTCCGCACCAGATGTTTCACGTCTGGTGGGAAGCCGGTTCTACATTAGACTGGTTTATTGAAAATCTCTAGCGCGTAAGCGTTTGAGGTTATCAAGAACCCGTTGACCTAGGACTGCCCCCACACGAATAATCGTGTGGGAACCTCTCTCATAAAACACTTTATCGGATATAGGTAGCGCCAATGTACGTAAGTGCATTGGTCACTCCCCGTTTCCAATAGTGTCAATGAGATAGGCTTGTTTACTGATCTCCGTGTATCTATCAGTCACTTGACCGTAAACGTTCAAGAGAGGGATAGAGCTCGGAAGATCGTAAATGGCTTCCCCGATAGAGTCGTCTCATAGACATGAGAGTTCAATGGTGAAGTTCTCCGCTATTAAACCAAGCGGAGGAGCATCTTTTTTGAATTCTAGGGGGTTTCCCTCTACGAAGACTTCTAGAGCAGTACCTGAGAGTATAGAAACTCCAGCGTACTCATTTATCTCTGGAAGAGGAAGACCTCATCGCCTAACAAATGCGTTTAAACATTCGTTAGCCGGTAAGGCTCCACGCATTACGAGAGTAATGCGCTCCGTAAGAAAACTCCTTTCTTCGATTTTAGCAGCATAACTACTGTTAAAACCTAAGACATATCTATAAAATGACTCTACAGTGGAGGGGATCCCGCAAGTCCAATTTCAGCCTTTACGAGTTTCTTCCATTGTGAGGTTAGTAAGAAGATAAAACTTCTTACTAGATTCACATAGTGAAGATATCGGAAAGGGAGTGATTTCAGACCCATTAAGAACAAGTCTCTTAGCAAACTCAAAAAGTTTGTCAGATTCATGTGTCTTAATGGACGAGATCTCTACGCCTAAGGACTTAATGACTTCATTATATCTTAATGCCAGTTGACGATCTCCAATTAGGACATCGTCTCCTAGAATTAAATATCTTGAATCTTTTCATGATTGGCGTAAGCTTTTGCAACATCAATACATTATGTAATGATGTGCTAGAGCAAATGTCCCTCACGAAGAGTAGGCCCCCATAGGATTCCCTGTACCGTAATAAAGCTGTTCAACTTTATTATTATACTTGAAATCAAATGGAAGACCTATCATTATGTGTTCCCAAGATTTAACATACCAATCAGGAAGTAATCCGCCTAAAACAGCGGAAATTACTTTGATAGGAAATCTATCAGTAGCGGCCGTAAGGTCAATACTGTAGAACTCTTTTCAATCTTTTACTTTATCGGTAAAGGACCCTTGATTAAATGTACAATCTTGAGGAATCTTTTTGAGAACCTTAAAGATATATAAGTGAAGGGAGCGTAGTGCTGTTTGAGACCAATAGTCCAAAATAGCAACTACTCTCACCTTCATCTCTTTGTCTCCAAAGTAACTCAAACGCCTTAGCGTAGTTCCTACCTTAGGGAATAAACCTATAGGTAATAAGGGGAATGCCTTAATCAACAAGTCTATACGACGAGTTAATTTAGGACCCCCCAAATTCCTTATAGCTTCTAATAAACTTGAATGGTTTAATAGAAGTTTAAGATCAACCATTGATGTTCAAAGGGCTTGACCGTTTGGTCCTGCCTTTGTAGTCATATGGTAGTTCTTAAAGTAAATTCCACGAGGGACCAATGTTTTACTTGGTCGGTAACCTAAATCGCGCCAGAATTGAACACAATATTTAGACATGTCAGGAAGATCCACTTTTGGTGGGTCCTGAATAGGCTTAATATCAGGTTCTTTTCCCAGCTCTAATGCCCTAGTTGAATATAATAAAGTCAAGAATAGCCTCACCTTAAAAGGTGAGGGTACTCCCATACTCATTATATTGTTCTTTGGCATTAGTGATATAGGATAACCTTCCTTGTCAACAGGAACTCCATCAACTTTCTTAGATGGGAATTCACCAGATAAAAAGTGTAGGAGAGCTAATCTAGTTGATTTGCACCAACTAATTAGTCCTACTAGACCTCTAGTCTGTTTGATATTCCACATCCTCGTTAGGAGAGGAAAGAACATTCTAATGTTAACCGGTTCTCGAGTTTTGAAACACTCGAGTAACCAGCCAAGGATTGAAACAATGACTTTAAAGTTACTCGAGAAGAGTAGTTTTGTAGTTATTCGTTTCATCTTTGGGTGATTGTCGCTTAAAGCAGCGATATCAACGGCATTAGAATAATCTAATCCGAAGGCTGGATGAGGGGGCCGCTTGCGCGGACTCTCTTGGCTCACCACCAAGGGAGAGTTTCTTCTCTTGGGGTCGTTTTTCAGGCGACCCTAAGA